CTACCCCACTTTTTCTTGTTCGTGATTGCTTGGCATATTCAGTGTTTGAGATTTGACAATTTCTGTATTTAAATTAACTTGACTACCTGGTTGACCGTATTTACTCCATTTATCCTTGAAATATTCAAGCCAATAGTACATAAAGAATAAATTAAACTTAGGATTTAAAAATATTAAAAATCCATCATGAACTCCCGTTTTCACAAAATTCATTACAGGTTTTCCAATACTTGCCGCAATACTTAATAGTAAATGTGTTGTTACTAAAACCCTTGTTTTTTCTTGACCTTCAATTGATAATTTTTGTTCCAAATGATAAATTTTCCCGTTTTGATTTGTAACATCAGAAATTCTTAGCCATCCTATGTCTGATTCTTTATTAAACCATTTAGGATCTTTAATAGGTCTAGGAGAAGCCCCTCGTACAATTTGTGATAATTCCCCTAATTGCTTCTCTTCCCAATCTGGATAATCATTACCATTCTCATCTTTAAATCTCAGTTCCTGTGAGAAAATTTTCTGCATATAGCCTTTTTTCTGTTGTTGAAGCAATTCAAGTTTTTGTTCTTCTAACTCGATTTGGCGGTCAATTTTTCTAAAAAAGGTTCCGATTTTTCGCTGTTCTTCAATTATATTTGTAATTGAAATTTTTATCTTTCGAATATCACCTAAGTATAATCCTGGTTGCGCAGATACAACTTGTTTTCTTAACAGTAAATTTTTAAAATATTTTGTTTGAAAAAGTTGGAAAATAAACTCTACATCATATGTGGCTTTTGTTTTTAAAATAGCGACACTTCTTTGAAATGCAATATTATTCGGATTTTTGACAATAGCTGCTCTTCCAATTGTACCTACAATTGTTAATAATAAATCACCTTTTTCAAGTTTATAATTTTTGTATATTTTTTTATAATCACTTTCAGATATCTTCCTATCATCACTTGAAATTACAATTTTATTATTCTTGATATTCTTTGCACTTAATAACCATGGTCCATTATTAACATTTTCATGAGTTCCATGTGTTCCATCTTTTATAAATTCGAGTGTATCCCCTAACTTCTTCTCTTCCCATTCGCCTTCAAACTCTGGGAATCTCAACTCTGGCACATTTTTCTTTTGTGTATTACTCATCTTTCAACACCCCTAGTTCTTTCAGGTATGCATTGATTTCTTGTTCAATTTCTGCGATTTCTTTGTCGATATTTTTCAAATCTTGTTGGACTTGATCTAAATCAATGGGTGCTTCTTCTTCGAATGTATCAACATATCGCGGTATGTTTAAGTTGTAATCGTTATCGGCAATCTCTTGTAATGTCGCGCTGTAGCTATATTTATCAATCGTTTCTTTACGCTTATATGTGGCTATAATACGATCGACTTGGGCATCGCTTAAATGGTTTTGATTTTTTCCTTTTTCAAAATCATTGGATGCATCGATAAATAGTACGTTATCGTCTTGTTGGCGACATTTTTTAAATACTAAAATACATGTTGGAATACTTGTCCCATAGAAAATATTCGCTGGTAAGCCAATCACGGCTTCTAAGTAGTTCTTTTCTTCGATTAAATAACGACGAATCACGCCTTCTGCAGCACCACGGAATAAGACACCATGTGGGAGTACAACTGCCATGGTACCTTCATCGTCTAGGTAATGTACCATGTGTTGAATAAAGGCAAAGTCTGCTTTGGATTTTGGCGCAAGCTTGCCGTAACCACTGAATCGTTCGTCATTTTCAAATTTTGAATCTGCTGTCCATTTCGCACTATATGGTGGGTTCGCAATAACCGCATCAAATGTATTGCCTAAAAAGGCTGGGTTTTCCAACGTGTCATCATTACGGATATCGAAATTCTCATAACGCACATCATGTAATAACATGTTCATGCGTGCTAAGTTGTACGTGGTATTGTTACGTTCTTGTCCGAAATAACGATACACTTGTGTTTCTTTACCAACACGTAACAACAATGAACCTGACCCACATGTTGGGTCATACACGTGACGTAATTTATCTTTACCATCTGTGACAATCTTCGCCAGTATCTTAGATACTTGTTGTGGTGTATAGAACTCGCCTGCTTTTTTACCCGCTGTCGCCGCAAAGCGCCCGATTAGGAATTCATATGCATCACCTAACATATCAATTTCCATGTCACTGTGAACGAATGGTAAGTCGTCAAGATTAACCATGACTTTGGAAATCAACGCAGTACGTTCTTTGACATTGTTACCTAGTCGCGTTGAACTCAAATCCATATCGCTGAACAGACCGATAAAGTCATTTTCACTTTCTTCACCTAGCGTTGATGTTTCAACTTTGCGAATCGCCGTCGCTAGATGTTCGATATCGAAATCTTGCGTTTCAATTTCACGAATCATCGCACTGAATAAATCTTGTGGCTCAATGAAGTAACCGACTTGATCAATTAATTCTGCTTTTAAATCTTCACGATATTCTTCATCTGCCCATGCTTCTTGATACGTGATGTCTTCACCTGACAAGGCATCTGCGTATTCTTGTTCTGCTTTTTCAGATAAGAAGCGATAGAAAATCAAGCCTAAAATGTAATTACGGAATTCACTCGCATCCATGTTCCCTCTTAAATCATTCGCAATCGACCATAATTTTTTATGTAATTCAGCTTGTTGCTGACGTTGTTTTTCAGTAATAGACATGTGATTCCTCCGCCTTTGAATAAGTATTTATCTCTTTGTGTAATAGATTTATTATAACATTTGGTTATGTTGCGATGTTGAGAATTTTGATGTTGGTGGTGGAAATTTTCATATTTTAGTGGCGCGATTATAATTGAAAAATTTTATAGAAATGTTGTAGCTTTCAAATGCTTTCAAAATCATTTATATTCTCAATGATGTCAAAAAGTTGTTCATTCATACATAAATAAAACCAATCAACAATTGAGTTGGTGAAAATCAATCGTTGATTGGCTTTGATGCATATTAAATAATGCAATATATATATTAATAAATGTTAGTTATAGTATATTTTGTCAGGATTGGGTGAATGTCTAAGTTTTAATTATTTATCTAAATTATCTGTAATGAATTTCTTAATTTCAGGAGAGAAATAAACAGCGAATCCTCTTGTGCTTTCACCTGATGGCTTATTACCTGCATAGATTACACCAATAGCTTCGTGTTTACTATTTAATATAGGTGAACCAGAGCTACCAGGCTGAATAATTGCATCCGATGACACTATATTCCCATTCACTGATAATACTTTACCAGTTGATTCATACATTTGTAGTTTATTTCCATTAGGATTTGGATAACCAATGACTGATATAGGTTCATTTTCTTTAGCTTCTGATGCTATATTAAATTTACTAGTGAAATCTTTGAATTTTCTACCTTTTGGTTGCGTTGATTTTTCTTCAACTTGTACAACCGCAATATCTTCTTTACCAGGGTAATCTACAATTTTAGTAACTTTATAAAGTCCACCACCATTATTATAAAATCCATTAGGATGTGCTTTAATTTCATCACCGACTTTCATGTGATAGGTAACGTGTTTATTGGTAATGATTGTATGATTTCCAACTACAAATCCTGTTCCAGCGCCCATCCATGTAACACCACTGTATGGTTCAACATTTGTATTTGTAATTTGTTTAACAGTATTTTCGGCTTTGGCTGTTTGTTGAATACCTTCAACCATTGTTGTGCCGACACCAGTTATTGATGTTAAAATCGTCAATGCTGCAATACTTTTGATGATTATATTTTTATTCATTTTTCTGCTCCTCTAAGTATTTGTATAATTATAATGTTAGCTTTTTGAAGTTTTATTTTTTTTAATCATTTCGAATAAATAGAATCACAGAGATGTTTAAAATTGTTGAGTTTGTTGTTAATTTTTAAAATCATTTATCTATGTAAGGATTTATTTATCTGTGTTATCTGCAATGAATTTCTTAATTTCAGGAGAGAAATAAACACCATATCCTTTTGTACTTTTATTTCCAGGGCCGTTTCCACCAAAGTGAACACCTACAACTTCGTATTTACTGTTAAATACAGCTGAACCTGAGTTGCCTGGTTCTACGAAACCATCAGTAATAATCATGTTGCCTTTAACTGACAGCACTTTTCCTGTTGACTCATACATTTGAAATTTATTTATATATGGTTCTGGATAGCCAACAATTGAAATGCGTTCATTTTCTTTAGCTTCTGATGCTATTTTTAAAATGCCTGTGTAATCTTTAAAATTCCTGTTTTTTGGATGAACAGCTTTATCTTCCACATGTAGAATGGCAATATCTTCTTGACCTGAATAACGGACAATTTTTTTAACTTTATAAAATCCGCCATTATTATATTCACCATTGGGATGCGCTATAATATGTGCACCAATTTCCATACCTGCAACGACATGCTTGTTGGTAACAATTGTATTTTTACCGACAATGAAACCTGTTCCAGATCCTATCGAAACGACACCATTGTATGGTGCTACATTAGTATTTTTGATTAGTTTCACATTATGTTCAGCTTTAGCCGTTTGTTGAATACCCTCAACCACTGTTGTGCCGACGCCAGTCACTGATGTTAAAATCGTCAATGCTGCAATACTTTTGATGATTATATTTTTATTCATTTTTGTGCTCCTCTAAGTATTCGTATAAATATAAGGTTAGGTTTTTGAAGTTTTATTTTTTAAATCATTTCGAATAAATAGAATCACAGAGATGTTTAAAATTGTTGATTTTGTTGTTAATTTCTAAAAATCATTTATCAATGAACGGATGGATGATTTATTTATCTAAATTATCTGCAATAAATTTCTTAATTTCAGGAGAGAAATAAACAGCAAATGACCTTGTACTTTCACCTGTTGGTTTATCACTAGCATACATAACACCAATTGCTTCTCGCTTACTATTTAATATAGGTGAACCAGAGCTGCCAGGTTGGACAACCGCATCAGATGTCACTATATTTCCATTCACTGATAGTACTTTACCAGTTGATTCATACATTTGTAGTTTATTTCCATTAGGATTTGGATAACCAATGATTGATATAGATTCATTTTCTTTAGCCTCTGATGCTATATTAAATTTGCTAGTGAAATCTTTGAATTTTCTACCTTTTGGTTGCGTTGATTTTTCTTCAACTTGTACGACCGCAATATCTTCTTTACCAGGATAATCTACAATCTTAGTAACTTTATAAAGTCCACCACCGTTATTATAAAAACCATTAGGATGTGCTTTGATTTCATCACCGACTTTCATGTGATAAGTAACATGTTTATTGGTAATGATTGTATGATTTCCAACTACAAATCCTGTTCCTGCGCCCATCCATGTAACACCACTGTATGGTGCAACATTCGTATTGGTAATTAATTTCACACTATTTTCGGCTTTGGCCGTTTGTTGAATACCCTCAACCACTGTTGTGCCGACACCAGTCATTGACGTTAAAATCGTTAATGCCGCTATACTTTTGATGATTATATTTTTATTCATATTTGTGCTCCTCTGTTTATTCATGATGCTTTTGATATAGACGTTTTTTTATGTTATATTCGACCGATGTTTTTCATTAAAATTATTGAACACATGCTCATGGTGTATATTTAAATTTGTTTATTGTTCAATATGCTTTTGAATAAAATCTTTGATTTGAGGCGTAAAGTATACGGCACCATTATATTCAGAACCAATTTTTCCAATACCGCCATACACAACACCTATGACCTCATTGTTAGAATTTAGAACTGGTGATCCTGAATTCCCGGGTTCAATGTATGCATCAAAATTTAAAATATTGTCTTTGATTCTTTTTATAGTTCCTGTAGATTCAAACTGTTTAAAACTATTGTGAGCAGGTAATGGGTAACCAATAACTTTAATTTTGTCATCAACTTTAGCATCTTTCGCAAAATTGAATGCTTGGACATTTTCATTAAAATTAAAGCCTTTTGGTCCACGTTCGACTGCTTGTTCTTCAATATTCATGACAGAGATGTCTTCATCACCCGGATAATCAGAAATGCTTTTAATTTTATATATACCACCATTTCCTTTGTCACCGTTTGGATGGGCAGTAATTCTATCGCCAACTTTATAATCTTTTGATACATGTTTATTGGTGATAATTGTATTTTTTCCAATTACAAAACCTGTCGCATCTTTAAATGAAACGACGCCATTATACGGAAAAATATTTGTATCTTTAACTTGCGTAACATTCTTCTCTGCATTTGCTATTTGTTGTGTCTCTTCAACGACTGCAGCATTTATTCCAGTTACTGAGGTTAGAATGGCTAATGCTGCCATGCTTTTAATGACTATATTTTTATTCATTTTCAAGCTCCTTTACAATTCGAGATATGTTGCAACGCTCGTTTAAAGTCAATTTGTTTATTTATCTATGTTTTCTGCAATGAATTTTTTAATTTCTGGTGTAAAGTAGACGCCATATGCATTTCTGTTATCATCATTTTTTACATCAGAAGCAAAATGAATACCAACTAATTCGTTGTTGCTGTTTAATACAGGTGATCCAGAGTTTCCGCTTTCAGTATGCGCTGAATATACAATACTGCTACCTTCTACTGACATCACAGGGCCAGTTGACTCATATAAAACGTATTTATTTTTGTATGGGTGTGGATAACCAATCACTTTAATTCGCTCACCAGCTTTAGCCCCTGCCGCATATTTGAATGGCGTTACATTATCATTAAAATTAAAGCCTTTTGGTCCACGTTCTATTGCACGCTCTTCAACTTGAATGACTGATACATCTTCTTTACCTGGATAATTAATAATCTTTTTAATCGAATAAATACCACCATTACCTTTATCACTATTTGGATGTGCAGTAATACGATCGCCCACTTTGTAATTTTTCGACACATGTTTATTTGTTAAAATAGTATTCTTTCCAACTACAAATCCAGTTGCACTTTTAAAAGCAACTACACCAGTATATGGAAAAATATTAGTATCTTTAACTTTTGTGACATTATTTTCTGCTTTGGCAGTTTGTTGTACTTCCTCAACCAATGTTGTTCCAATACCTGTTACAGATGTTAAAATTGTTAATGTTGCTAAACTCTTGATGACTACGTTTTTGTTCATTTTAAGTTCCTCTCTTTTAATTATTTTGATATCTAGATACATAATTCAGTATATTTAGTTAATTATGTAACCGTTTTCTTAACCATTTTTTAAAAAATCAACTTCACGAATGAATTGATGATACTTATTTTTCAATATTATTTTGAATAAATTCTTTTAATTGTGGTGTGAAATAAACACCGAAATTCTTTTCAGATTCGTCTTTTCCACTACCTGCATATAAAATACCAATCAGTTCATGTTTAGAATTCAATACAGGAGATTCTGAATTACCTGGTTGTGCATACGCACCAAATTCCATAAACGTTCCACTGATATGGTTAATCGTTCCTGTCGATTCAAACATTTTATATTTTGTTTGTGCACCCTTTGGATAACCGATAACAGAAATTCTATCTTTCGCTTTTGCTCCTTCTGCAAATTTTGTATAACTAACGTTCTTATTAAAATTCAAACCTTCTGTACTTGTTTCATGAACATGAACTATCGCAAGGTCTTCTTTTCCAGGATATTCTACAATGTCTTTAACGTCGTAGTTTCCTCCGCCTTTACCTTTACTCAAATGATGTGCTGATACTCTATTTTTGAAAATATCATTACTTTTAGCGATATGTTTGTTAGTTACGATTGTATTTTTACCAACAACTACACCAGTACCACCCGCAAATGCTACCACTGAATTGTATGGTGCCTTAGTTGCATCGGTAATTTCTTTGACATTCTTTTCTGCTTTGGCAATTGAATGAGACTGATCAGAAATATTTTCAGCGAAACCAAGAGATGTTAAAATAGTTAAAGCAGTTAAACTTTTAACCATTACATTTTTATTTATATTTTACCTCCTTTAAAATTTATTTTTATAGTTAATGTATCTAGATACACATTCACTATATACATTTTATATAAAAATATTAATTAAATATTAATTAACTACTTATTAACATTTTATTAAATAATTATACATGAATTGACTCATTTATTTAAATATGCTTAAAACTCAATATCACGCAATTAAAATTGACTTTTTAGGATTATTTTGGTCTTAAATATTAATTATTGAATTAAAATTGTAATATTTATTCGGAAATTAGGTAATTGAAAATATATGGCGGAATGGTGAACAATTCATGTATTTAAAATCTTTCACTTTATTATTTATTGTGTTTAACAATATTATTAGCGATTAGTTCCCCTATTATTTATGACAATATGCAGTCAATCAATGAAACATGTATGTATGAGTATATTTGGAACTAGTAATGTATTGTTAATTATTGAAGATGATTGAATTATGGAATTTTTTTTGAGATATGTTATTTCGGGGATCAGATTTTGCGATTTCGCCTTGGATAGAGTAATTGCGATTTGTAAATACGTTTTACAGGTTCGATTCAATTTCGTTGTTAAGATAATATGGATTAGTTTCACTGACATGTTGATGCATGTCTTTTTTGTTCTGATAAAGTGTAAAATATTTACTTAACATTACTTAGTATGACACCTGCTAATTCAAACATTATTTGAGACATTCTTTTCAAATTAATTATAAATTTTTACCTATAGACTAGTTTGATATTTATCTACATCCCAAAATTCTCATCAACAATCTTTCACATCCAACATTTTTACTTTAGTTTTTATAATTCAAAACAACAAAACTATGTTAAAAAATTATTCTATTTTTTAGTTCATAGATAGTTAATAAATTTTTGATATTTAGTTAATTGTTCTTTTAAAAAAATATTATTATATTTTCATTGTAAACGTTTACAATATAAAAAAAGGAGCAATTAAAATGAATACAAAATTTTTAGGTAAAACATTAGTAGCAAGTGCTTTAGTATTAACAACATTAGGAACAGGTTTACATTCTTCATACTTAGGATTAAATACAAATAAAGTTGTTAAAACAGCAAAAGCAGAAGAAAATATGACAAATGGTCAATTGTGGAAAAAAGTTAAAGATTCATTAATTGATTCAAATATTATTAGTGGTAACGAGTATGAATCTGTAAAAGTGTCTTATGTTCGTACAGACGGTCAATCTAGTAATGTAGAATCTACTGCTAATCATGATGATGTAACCAGCACTCCAAGTAATTTTTCAAAATTAACTCAAATTGATATATCTAAGCAAAACATTGATGGTAGCGATTTCAATACAAAGTTAGATGCAAATGCTACTTGGAAAAGTTTAACAAAAAAATTAGAAGAACAAGGATTGTTAAAAACTGGTGATAAAGTGACGATTCATAGTAAGGATTCTAATGATCCAAAAATCACTGGTACAGTTGGTCAAGACTTTACTGATCATAAAGGTTTTAACTTAAATAAAAGAGACATCAACAAAATCACAATTGAATAAACCTTAAACTCAAATTTCCTTAATTTATAAAACCTTAATAACTAACCCTTTCTTACAAACCACCTAGCCCATAATATATTAAAACGTCATTTTTATTTCAATTAGCGGAAAATAAAAAAACCATTCCGCATTAACTTTGGCAAGTTGGAATGGTTAAAAAAATATTTTAGAAGCCAGCGTTTGGCTTGCTTAGACGACATGTTCGCGCATGTCGTCTTTTTTACATTTATATAATAACACGCAATTCAATAAAATGTCTAATCAATAAACCTCAATTACATTCAAATCCAAAAACTTTGCACCTAATATTCATCGCTTAAATAAACATTACGTTTAATTAACCAGACATTGTCAATCGCGTCTAATACCCCTGTTGTCCGAATACAAAATTATTTTGTATTCATATTTATCTGTTCTCTTTTCTCCCTTTTCAACGCAACTAAATTTCTTTTACCATTAGCGCCCCAATCTTTAATCTTTAATTGTTCTACCGCTCCATTTTTTAAATCCTTTAAAGAGTAAAACTGCTAATAGCAACGTGATAATAATATAGATCGCCAATGTTAATGTAACTGGTATACTCCCTTCTATAAACATATAAACGTAACGTGTAGCATATGTGATTGGTAAATAGAACCACGAATGATCTCCAAGCACTTCTAAGCCAAAATAGACGTTAAAAATAAACATTAAAATTCCGGCAACAATAGCCATTACATCTTTAATGAAAAATATATCTAACATTATCACAAATTATTAATAATGTTAAAAATGACGGTATTAAATAAATTAATAAATATTCCATTGTCATGTATTGCTATACGATTATGACGCTAAAAAGGAATAATTATTAAGTTTATAGAAAACATCTGTATAACTTACTACAAATACTGAAAATAATATAAGGATTTAAGATCGTAAAATCTAAACTAAGGAGATGTTTAAATGCATTTGAAACTGAACGATGAAGATTTAAATTATTTAGTAAATCTAAGTAAAGAAATACTTGAACAATACAACATTAAATTAGACGAAACTTGTAAGGGAGATATTAACATAACATCATGTAATTCTGAATACTTTTTCACTTTAAGCTATTTTTTAAAGCCTGGAAAAGCAACTATAAATTTCAGAGAATGCCGTTACAACTATAGCTTGTTACGTTTAAATCTTAATGACGGTTTTCATAAAAACTCTAATAATGAGAAAATAAGGGGAAATAGAATTAATATATTTTCTGAAAATGAATTTATACAAAAAGCTGACGGCGTAACCCATATGAAAGCATATCCTTTACCTTATAAAATATTTGAAGATAGCTCTGATTTTGTAAAACAATTATTTACTTTGCTTGAATATACAAAAACTAATCATAATGATAATATTAAAATTGAAACTAATCTATTCATGAGTTGGTGATACTATGCATGACAACACAATTAAATCTATTAGCAAAGACTATTTTGATTACTTACAAACAGAATCAAAGTTTATCCCATTAGAAAATGAAACTATAGAATTTTATTCACCTATCGTCGATTATTTTGGTGATTCTATTTCTGTAAATATATCTTTTTCAGGGGATCGATATAAACTAACTGATCATGGTGAAACTTTATGGAACATGGAACAATTTGGTTTAGATTTAACTAATCATAAAAAACAAAAAAAGTATCAACTTCTCAATAATATTATACAAAATTACGGTCTAGTCATTGAAAATAAGCACATAAACTTTTATACAAATAGAATAGACTTATCTCAAGCCATTCATGATTATGTTTTGGCTATTTCCGAGATTAGTTATTTGGGAATATTAAAGAAAGAAAATATTAAGTCATTATTTAAAGACGAAGTGATGCAATATTTTCTATCAAACAGAAAGATTTATCCTAATATATTTCCCGAATTTAAGGTAGAGGGGAAATCTAAGTTAATTCATAGTTTCGAAGCAGTATTTCCAGGAGAAGCTACAGAGTATGTTAAAACAATTAAACGAATCGATAAAAACAATGCAAAAAATGTCCTTTTCGATTGGAATGATGTTGAAGTACATAGAAATAAAAATTTTGATTCTAATGCTAGACTTAATATCATTACAGAACAACAAGATGATATTAGCGAAGCAGTATCAACTATGTTATCTCAATATAATGTAGAGGTGTTTTCATTTGAAAACAAAAAACAACTTGAAGAAAAGTTTAGTAACGTATAATTATCGTGTTATATAGTGTTTCTTTGATAATAGTTTCTATTTCAATTAAATCACCGATACTTAAAATGATAAATTTACCAATACCAAGTTTGTAATGAACTTTCACCGTCATACAATTATAGATGCTATATATACAAAAAGAACCACGCCGATTAAGACGTGGTTCCATTTTTTTAATAATTTTTTATATGTTGGAAGTTTCTAAATAATTCTACTTTTGCAAATTTAGCACCCTGCTATTTAGAAAAGCAATCTACATTTCCCTAACTAAAAATCATCATGCATGTAAATAAAAATTATGTTAGTTCTTTAATTCCGTTTGATAATTGAAATAATTGCACTTTGTTGATTATTTAATCATATACAATTCTATACTCCAGGATTAGTTTCTTTAGAATCCGTACCGATTAATTTAACAGTATGGTTTTGCCAATCAACTTCATAAGTAGATGTAAACGTTACTGTATTTTGATTTTTGTAGTTATTACCAATCCAGTGTAGTCGATTCCATTGATTAGTATATCTATCCATTTCTCTTTGGTAAGTTACTTTAATTTTAGATTTTTTTGTATCATTTTGTTTATGAGAAAGTACGCTTATAAATTCTGGGTTAAAGTTACCACGCGCCAATAAAGGCATTTGATGTGTTGGCAAGAAATTTTGACCAGCATTTGAACTACTTTGTCTACCACCTAAAAACAGTTCATTACCATATGTTGGGTCATAACTATCTCTACCATATGGTCCCCAACCATTATTCATAATTTTGTGCGCCTCAACACCCCAGCCAATTGATTTATGATTTGTTTTTCTATCAATCGTAGTTCTGTAACTTTCTTGTTTATAATTTATTGTTTCTGAAAATGATTTTGATCCATTCAATCCACCTGATAAGCCATTAGATATATTAATATCTCCGCCATAAGAATAACCTAATGTTTGTTGAACTTGGAATTCTTCATTTTGATTTTTAGGTGCATAGTCAACAACATTTACAGCATCATTTGATTCTGAACTAACCGAAACATTATACTTACCGCCCCAATAAAACTGTGAGTAATTGTAATCTTTTGGATTAGGCTTTTTATAACCAGAATTAATGTTACCAGCTGCCTTAAGCACTAACGTATCTTTATCATAACTTTTATCCTTGATGAAATTAAAAGTTAAAATTTGAGAAATATTCAATTTATCATTATCAGATGTTGCTGTTGTTTTGTATAAAGTGATTTTGTCATCTACTTTTTTCTCGCTTACAGGCGTGATATGTTGAGCTGCATCAACTGTATTCGATAGCAAAAGCAGTGCAATTGATGAAGCAACTGATGATTTGACTAATTTTTTCATTTTCATATTAATTATGTCCTTTCACTTTAATTTCGTGTGTTTTCCAATTAACTTCATATCTAACTACAAAGTTTCTATTTACAAATGCATTATGCTTTCTTTCTGCGTAAATACCAGTTCTAGGGAATAAAGTCGCATATGTAATATCTAAGTTTCTACCATATGAAATTTCAAATTCACTCGTATCACTTGAACCTTTTTCATGTGATAGTGTAGTGATAAATGATGGATTAAAGCCACTTTGAACTAAAGGTGGTAATTGATTATCAGGAGCAAAATATTCTCTTGCTGAACCTGTTGGACCATTTGGACTTTGTACGAATAAATATCTATCATGCGCAGATTTTTTACCATCAGGCGTAACAAATTCGTTTGCTTTAACACCCCATTTAACTGATTTTGAGTTTTGCTTGTCTACTTCACTGACATAACTCTTTTGGGTATAACTAATTGTTTTAGAATAATTAAATGAGCCATTGCCACCTATAGATGGTGCTGACTGGAAATTACCTCCAATGTTATATCCTAATGTTTGACCAACATCAGTAGTTTCTATTTTGTTTTTAGGAAGGTAATTGATTAAGCTAACATTTGGATCTTTAGTCGTCAGTCCTATATTATATTGGAATGGCCAAATCATTCGTTTAGTTAATTCATATCCACTACCCTTCACATCTGAAAATGAAGTTCTGGAATTAATAAAACCTTGCATTTTAACAATTAAAGCGTCTTTGTTATATTTTTTATCTTTTACAAAGTCGAATTGGACATTTTGAGTAACGCCCCATTTCTTACTACTTACATCCTCCGTACGTTTGATTACTTCAGCACCATCACCAATATTTTCAATATTAGTATTTGCTCTAGATTCTTGAATCGGAGATGCTAAAGGTGCAATCAGTCCTACTGACAAAGTTGCGGCTAACATTTTTTTCTTAAACATAAGTTTCACTTTCTTTCTATATAAATTTTTAATACAAATTTATTCTAGATTATTTCACTTATTTATAAAATTAACTGTTCATTAAAAAATAAAATGCTATAAAATATTAAAAATGACACAATTTATTCATTTATGCTGCTGAAAACCGGTCATTTTGATGCAACCTTCATTACATTTAAATAGTTCCCTTTATACTCGAACAATATGATAAAATTACCGATACTCAACTTTTTCGCTATAAAAATCAAAACGAACTTTAATCAAATCTTAAAAAATAATGTTTGTATTATCACAAATAATCTATAATTGAATTTAAAATTAACTGATTATTAACTATTATCCGTTAAATGGAGAGGATTACTTCGTATACTGTTATAACTGAAATCTTCTATATATCATTTCGTAATATCGCTAGCTTCATCTAAAAAATTTAATGTTATGATTTAGTCTAATTAAAAACATATATATATTTACTATGAACTAAAATTTCACCCTAAAAATAAAAAACCATGATTTCGAAGTCTTCATAAACTGAAGCTTCTACTCTCATGGCAATTTATACTATGATATTCAATTATAATGCCTAGTCTCATAGTAAACGGCTACTACATTCGCATGTACTTCGTTTTACTGTCCACGCATGGTCGTTGACTTATTTATATTATAATATAAATATTTTATTTTTCAATACTTAATTTTAAAAATCCCCTATGAAAATGTTGATGAGCTGCATCTTTAAATCTTATTATACATTGTATAAAATTATATTGCGAGGTACTAAAATGATAATATACACTTTTGGTTGTGTATGCATCTCACCTATCTTTTTTTCTTTTTTCAAATAAGAAAGTATTAAAAATTAATGCCTATTCAATGTTAAAGGAGGAACAGACATGGCTAAACTTGATTTAAATAGTCTTGACGACGAGCACGTAAAATTATTAATAAATGAATTAAAATATCCAGAAACTCATATCGATGTAAATGAATTAAAAACAATAGTTGCTAGTCGAATAAATGAAAGGCAAGAAATAATAAGTTTTAAGTTAGGAATAAAGTACTTATTAACAATAAAAAGAGGGAACATAGAAAAAGATAGGTTTTCAATTTCAATCATTTTCAAAGATACCTATCACACCCTAGTTAGAATAGATATTAACGGTGGTACTCACGATAATCCAGATGGAACAATCGCTCCGAAAAGTCATATTCACATATATAATGATAAGTATGATAAAAAGGATAGGTTTGCTTATGAAATTAACTTGAAAGATTTCCCCGACATCTATAACTTGTATAATGTGTATATGTCGTTTTTAGAGTATAATAATATAAAAGACCTTGAATAAAGGAGGGATACTATGACTACATTTGATGCTAAAAAATTAAAAAAAGAATATCTTGATTGGTATAATCAGACCTTAGAGTTTTCTAATTTATCAAACAATGTAGTAAGAATAGATACTCCTTTTAAAGATAATTCTTTAGATAATTTAATCATTTACGCTTTATACGATCAGTCCAGAGACATGATTACACTGACAGATGACGGCTATACTATATTTGATTTAGAAAATAATGGTATTTTTTTAAATAAATCAAAAAAACATAAAAAGATTTTTGAAGAGCACCTTTCAGCTTACGGTATTAAATATAACGATAAAACTCACGAAATTTTTGTTCAAACTAACTTTAAAAATTTTAATAAATCGAAACATAATTTATTACAGTGCCTTATATTTGTTAATGATATGTACTTACTTTCTAATCCTAAGTCACAGAACATATTTACAGAAGATGTTGCAAACAAATTGGATGAACATAACATTTATTACGGAAGAGATTTACCTATTATAGGAAGCAGTGGTGTTGTTCATAATTTCGACTTTTTTATTAGCGCTAAGAAAAATCAAAAAGAAAAATTTATCAATGCTATTTCTAACCCTAATAATTCTATGATTATTAAGTCGAAAATAACGGATGCTATGCAAGCAAAAAAAATAAAAAGACACAGGCAAAATGAGTTTATTTTTATTTTAAATGACTCAAAAAAAGAAATAAATGAACATAATAAAAATCTTCTTCATGAAAACTATATTAGTACAATAGATTATAGCGAATTAGATGAAAAGATAGGTTTATTGATTTAATATTTATAGACGTGATAATATCAATGTTTATATTAAATGAAACGAATTTGAAAATTTCGAAACAGCTTAAGATAGCAAATTGATTAGCCTTATTGATAATGCAGAATCGTCTACACATAGTTAAACAAATTATTTGAGAATAATTATTGTTAAACTATGTGGATAGGCGATTTTATTTTGACAAGAGTCAGAAGAACATATATTAAGGATTTCAAATTACAAATGGTTAAACTTTATGAAAATGGTATAACTAGAATCGAAATTATACGCGAATACGATTTAACACTCTCAATCTTCTCGAACTGAATAAATACTGGGTCATTCAATCATCAAGACAACTTATTAAGTGATGATAAATGTTCATACCATTTTGCAAATATAACCAGATACTCTCAACAAAATGTAGAGTTCAAAATTAAAAATGTCCCTAATTGGCACATTGCTGTATGATATTAAATTCAACTTAGATTTCAACAATATAACTAATGAAGCTTATATTTACCGCGATATCAAACCAAACAGCCTATCCACAAACAAATTAGAATATACCATGTTAGTAATAGTAAATGATATATATCTTCCAAAGACCGCAAACTGTAGCAGAACATGAGAACCTTGCGATTTTGAAATGGTCTAATAAATCAAATATCATTGAAACTTTAATCACATAAATTAACAGTAGTCCCCTGTTCGCAGTTCTATAAATTACAAATGCAATAAAGTCGAATTTATTAAAAATTGACTAACTCCTGATTATGCTACGCTTTTCTTTAAAATCCGCACGTAGATGCCTATTGATTATATTATAATATTTGATTTTCTTTAAGTAACAGCTAAACATTACATATCAAAACGATTAGGTCATGCAGATGTACATACAACGCTTAAAACATATTCACATTTGATTAAAGAATTTGAAGATAATGAAACTAAATTTATAGAAAAAAATCTGAATGATTTGTTTTGTGACTAAACTTCAAAATCTTGTGACTAAAATTAGGATTATTCATCAAAAATTAGTCACATTGTGGCTAAAAAATTTTAAATGGATATAAATAAATAAGAAGTGTAAAAATGAGGATAATAGCTCAAATGCAGATATATCAAGGGTTTGAGTCTAAAATAAAAATAGCGCTTAAAATGGGTAAAACCAATTTAAGCGCCTTTACGGAAGGTAAGGGATAAATTTTATTTTGGTATATAGCTGAAAAGACTATAACTATGCGGTTTACAAGCGATTAACTTTAGAGAGAAAACTAAAGAAATAGAACTAAATTGACACACATTTGACACACGCTAAGCTAAAAATAACCACGTCAATTAAGACGTGGTTTCTGTTTGTTTAGCTTACTAATTTTCTTTTGATATATTTTGGGTATGCTTTTTGCGGGTACAAATCCCCTTTTTTATGGTCTAGTACTACATATCTACCGTTCGTCCAATATATTGCATGTCTTCCATCTGTAATTTTTATAAACTTTTTACCTGATTCGAATACTTCTTTTACATTCAAATTTTTAAATTCTTCTTTTGTGACAAACATATTTTTCGCTCCTCTATTTATCTTCTTTGTTTTCTAGCGATCTTTGATACTCGTACAACTTAATTATTGTTCTGAATCTAGCATCTGATAAAGATGCTTTTCCATTCCTTAAATCTTGTACAGTTTGATATGGTAATCCGGAATTTTTAGCAATTTTATAGCCCGTTTCTTTTTCGAATAACTTTTCTATTGCTTCAATTATTTCTTTTATTGGTGTCATGTTTATCCCTCTTCCATAAATTGATAAGCAGTAACGTAGTAAACAGTGCAACAACACCTTTACTTATATCGTTCCCTAAAAATACGTTTATCCAAATAAGAATAATTAAAATAATGTAAATTGTTTTCATAGTATTTTAGTGTTAGAATTTATATATAGACAGCCCTTTCGGGCTTGTCTAGTTACTTATCGTCTTTTATCAATGTTTTGGCTATCGCAATTGCTGACACTGTATAAAAGGCGATTTCTGCTATAGTTTTAAAATTCTCTAACACTTTTTATCCTCCTCTCAACTGGTATACCTTATTATAACACGGTTAAGCGTGATTCGCAATACTTTTTTTAAACTTTTTTTGTTTTTTTGCATAAAAAAATAACCGTATCAATAAAGATACGGTTATCTAGTAAAGACCACGTACTTACAAATACGTTTAGAATCTCTTCGGCAACTTTACTATAGACAGTCTATGCTGTAGGCGGGCCCCCACAATTGCGCAGGAACTCACATTTAATCTGTAATTACATTATAACATAAAAAAATAGGCAAGTACCGAAGCACCTGCCAAAGATTCATCATATCCAATTATCAAACTGCACTAAACTTACCAAAGCTACTTATTCTATTACCAGCCTTATCTACCTCTCCAGTCGCTATATAACGACGTTGGCCACTATTAGCAATATAAGTAATCCATCTATACCCATTGATGCAATATGCGCCGTCGTATTTGATTGTTGCGTTATTAGGTAATACACCAGTAATTCTTGAATTAGTTGAATAGCCATCCCTCACGTTATTACCTTTAACATTGGCAACTGTGTAATAACCAGTTTCTTTTTTATACGGTACATTATTTTTATCGAGTGTATAACCTGCTGGCACTGGTGGATTCTTATCGTTTTTAACTGGTGTTTTAACCTCACTAGCTATCACACCACCAATAGGCTTACCATGAATCGCACCGGCTATTAATTTAGAATACAAGTCATAGTTTTTCTTAATCCAATCCATATCATTTTTATTAGTGATAAAACCTAATTCAGATAAGCGATAATTTATATTTATTTCTGCTGATACGTTAACATTTAGTAAATCGTTACGAGGTGTTACACCTCTTATTTGTCCTAAGTTATTTTTAATAACATCTTGTATACTTTTATCAATAGTATCTGCATTGAATTGACTTGAGATAATAACATGCCCACCACTTGCGCTTTCTCCTGCTGCGTCTAAATGTATTTCTAGAACAATGTCATACCCCTGTGATTTAACCCAATATAAGCCATAATCTTTTTTATTGCCTACATTAACACCGTATGCTGTATCTTGATACATGTCTTGTGATTGACTTGAGCCACCATATAATGCAACTTCATGACCTGCATGTCTTAAATACTTAGCGATATTTGGCGTTATATATTTACGGATAAAATCGCGTTCGTTTGTTCCGTTTCCTACTGCTCCAGGATCGTTATAACCATGACCGGCTACAAGCATAATTTTTTTAGGTTTAATTACTGCTTGCTTTTTGGCAGTTGCTTGCTTAATAACGCTTTTAGCTTTATCCCCAACACTTACTTTGTCAGGGAAATTTAATCTAATAAAATACATTGGGTCATCGTAATAATGAACATGTCTTGTAACAGTTTCAGGACCCCAACCAGGTTGCGCAACGCCATCTGTCCAACCTTTACCATTCCAATTTTGGCCAAACGATGTGAAAGTATTTAGATTAGCACTCTCAACAATTTCAACATGACCAGCTCCACCACCATACTTCGACGGGAAGACAACAATGTCCAACTTTTGCGGTAAAAAGCTATCATAGTTTTTGATTATTTGCCCATATTTTTCAATTCTTGCTTTATTATCGAATGGAATATTATAAGCGTATAAACCTTGTAACCTTTCGCCTGTTGCTAACATAAAAAACATATTTGCGTAATCGTAACACTGGAATCCATACCAACCATCAGGGTTGAACTGTTTTCCTAGTGAATTATCAAACCATTTTTCTGCTTGGTTTTTTGTCATCAACATTGGTCAACACCTACCCTAAATCGTTTGAGTCGTTCATATTCGTAGGTGTCATTACTTCTTTAATTGGTGCTTGTCCTGTTGCTTTTCTATACTTGTTCTCAGCCTTATATTTCTTTAGCTTTTGATTTGCCCATTTACCTTCTTGAGATGTTGGATTGTCTTTATACGTAGTATATAAAGCAACAACAGTAAGTATTATTGATGATATTGTTTCATCGTCTACTGGAATCGGGCTAATACCTTTGTTCGCTAAGAATTGATTTACTAATGCTAAAATTAATACAATATATCTCGCTATTACTTTTGCATCCATTTGCTCACTCCTTTTATCCAAAATAAAAAGACGACTAATAAGCCGTCTATTTGATATTTATATTATGGTGTGTTAATTTATATATAGAAAAAGGGCAACATGCAGAAACATGTCACCCTAGTGAGCCCGTTAAAAAGACGGTGGCTCAGTTTTGAAATTATTATAAAATAACCATTAACCGTCCAAAGTTGTGATGGTTATTTTTTATGGTTTAATTTAACAATTGCGATGACCAAACCTAGTAAAGTAACGATAAACATACCGAAACTAAACATCAAATTTAGTGCATCCACAATAGATACCACAAAGGCGTCTCCTTTCTAAAGATTTCAGTAATGCCACCATAGGCACCACCTCCTTATACTCAGATAGCCACCATCTATCCAACTTGCTCACTTTTGTATATTACCACAATTACAATAATAAATAAAAAGCCAGTGCCGAGGCACTGACCAAAAAGATTATTTACATTTACGACCATACAAATAACATGACAACCATCTTGCCCAACTCATTTTGTCCACCTCCCTTAAGGTAATAACGCAGTAATTGATGCAGTAATGACTGCAATCATAACAATTGTTACAAGCGCCCATATGGCACCTACGAGCCATTTATTTTGGGCGAGTGTCTTTTCTTCGTTTTTTTGCGCAACATCTACTTGCGTTTGATATCTTTCTTCAATTCTGTTTAATATCTTTGTTTGCTCTAAATTCTCATCTACAACTTTATCTTGCTTGTCTTTAAGTTCTTTATGAGATTCTCTTAGTTCATTATGATGTCGCTTATGTTCCTCTCTAAGTTCAAGCACATGATCAGCTGTTTCATTTGCTAGCACTTCAACATCATCCACACGTTCAACTAATTCAGAAAGCTCTTTTTTTATTTTCTGAATATCATCCAAAACTACACCTACTTTCTAAGAAAGCTATGAGCGTAATGCTCATAACTTAGTATAGTTACATTGTTTCGCTATCAACTGATTTATCAGATGACAAGTCAGTTCTATCCACAACTTCTTTCACAACTTTCACACTGTTTTGATTACCTGTTAATTGATATAAAAGATTTAAAGTTTCAGCAATCTTTTTAGCGTTTTCCTCAGATTTAAAATCTTGCGCATAACTAGCTGAATCGGATGTTGTAAAACTGCCAACAAAATCTTGATACAAAACACGCTCTGTACCCTCTTTGTCAATTTGTACTAAAATAAATCTCTCTGTTTTTTTGATAATTTCATTTGCCATATTAAATGACCTCCTTAAATTTTTGTATAAAAATAGTGCTGAAGATTACTCTTCCTCAGCACTTTTGCATTTCTCATTTTGTTCTTGTATATATGCTTTTAACATTGCATTTTCTTGTGTTAGTCTTGTGATTTCTTGCGATAAATAGTGAATTGTATATTGTGGATTGGCTTGTAAACCTTGATTGCTATCATCCATTTATTAATTCCTCCAGTTTTTCGATTTTTGATTGCTGGTTTTTAATAATGGGTATTAAATGAACCCAAAGTCTATCGTATGCGATACCTTCGATTTCTCCGTTGTCATCATAAATAACAAATTCATTAAACCCTAATTCTTCAACCTCTTCCGCAATTAATCCAGTATGTCGACTAAGTTTAAAAGTATCATCAGACAACTTTTTACCACTTTCCAATTCTTTAGCCATTATTTCCGATTCATATTTGTCAAACCATGTACGAATTGGAAGCTTTAAAATCTCTTTTGAATGACTGAACTGTTCATCTTCATTGATATATTGGTTTTCGATTGAAATTTTATACTTTTTAGCAGAAGTCGCACGCCCAATTGTTCCAGCTGAAGTAATGTGTAAGTTAGCAGGTGCTGAATAAGTACGCTTATAAATAGAATTAGATGCGACTCTATCGCCAGCATTATCAGATCCTACCGCCAATAAATCATAACTTTGAATGCTTACGTAGCTATTACCATCTCTTCGCTTAACTAAGTTGAATTTTCCCATACCTGATTCAATTGTTGTGTCTCCACCAGTAGCATAGTCACCATTAACAACTTGAACTAATCCTTTATTACTACGTTTAGAAAATCTTAATCCAGCACCGTATTTATAGTTTTCATCTGAACCAAACATGATATAACCGTCAGTTTCGTATGCACTATCAGCGTTTGATAATGTAAATGCGAAGCGGTTTAATCCAGGTTTATTTTTGGTATTTGGCGACAAGTATATCGGTGCTTCTCTACTTTCAATATTTGCTGAAGCATATGAATCGATAATAATTCGATTGTAATCAGATGTTAAAGCAACCACACCACCATAAGAATTGATCGTTATACCATTCATACCGCTATCACTGTAGGTTTTATCCCACCATTGAATAGTACCGGATGAACCACCGTCTTCGCCCTCTCCATCAATATATGTTGAAATGCCAAAATGCGACATATAAAGCGAACCGCCTGCGGTATTATTTCTAAACCTTAGATGCCCATCTTTAAGACGTGTAAATATATCATCGGTTGATCGTTTCCCTTTCCAAGTTCTTTGTACAATACCGCCTAACTCAATAAAATCATTTTGAACTTGTACATAACGGTTAGCATTTCCGCCTTTAATACCAATTCTATTCACATTGATGTCAAGACCTTCATTTGATAAGTTTAGGCTATTAACAATGTCATTTTTACCAACTTTGTTATTAATATTATTTGCGACTACATTAAATTCTCTATTCGCTGTAATATCAACTTTATCGCCACTAATTTTCACACCATCTTTATCTATGGTATGCGAAGTAATCGCGCCATTTTCGTCATACCTTAAATAGATGCCTTTCATAGCATTTACGGTGATATCTGCTAACACTCTTGATAGTGTTCTTTTAGAAGCATTAAACTCATCTTTAGTAGCTCTCAAATTAATGTCATGACCGTTTTGCGCAATTTTAGTATCATATTGAGATAAAATTTGATCGCGCTCTCGATTTGAATTGAGTATTTGACCATCAGTATAAGCTCGAGCTTGTCGTTGTACATCACTAGCTCTACTTTCTGCGTACTGGTTTGCAATTCTTTTTGCTTCATCTGCTTTGTTTTCAGCATGTGATTTAGCTTCTTCGAACTTTCTACGAGCTTCGTCTATGGCTCTTTGCTCTTCTTCAGAAATTTTATTGTCAATATACGCATTCGCTTCCTGTAATTTGAGTTCGTCTTGCGCTCTGACATATTCTCTTAATGATTCTTGAGCTTGTTCATTAGCTTGTTTAATACTTTCTTGTATTTCTGGGGTGTTCGCCACATCTCTTAATTTATCATCTGCATAGCTTTTAGCTTCTTCTATACCCGATTGATATTTCTGTATAGATACTGTGTCATTAATTTTATTCGCCAAAGTTTCTCTTTTAGCTTCTTCAGTTTCTAAACGTTTAACTAATCCAGAAATAGTTGTCTCATAGATTTTTTTAGATACTGTTTCTGTCAATCTGTCAGGCAATAGTTCGATTTGTGACGTTTGTTTTTTGATGTCATTTTTAATTGGTTCTAGCTTCTTATCAAGCGTTTGTGTTACTTCAGTTTTGTCAGCTTTAAGATTTATTTTGTCTTCAAAAGCACTTATCTTTGCTGAGTTTTCAATTACTTTATTATTAACATTTCCAAATACATCATCTTGATCACTTGAGTTCATTTTATGGCTAGTTGCCACATCGCCTTTTTCTAATTGGAAATCTTTTATCCATACTTTTCCTATTTCTGTCGAACTACCTAACCAGCCTGTATACCATGCTCCAGTACTAGCAACATCTAAGGTTAAAGTAATGCCATTATCTGCTAGTGAATAAGTAGGTGTAAATGTTATAGATTTTCTAGCCCACTCATCTTTTTTTAGTTTAATATTGCATTGATGATTATAATATCCGTCGTTTAACTGGTTAATTGTTACACCGTCAGTATCTGTTTTTATTGTAAAACTAAAAGTATACTTCTCGTTTTCTTGCCACTTATGATAGTTCAGTGTTCCGAAATTGATAGATTTCTTTTTGTTATAAGCAATGGCTTTATCATCGCCTGATGTTATTAAATCAGCTTTGTAATAGCTTGCTTCTTTAAAAACTGATGGTGATGAATATCGGTATAAATTGCCATTATCGTTAATCTCTTGAAGTTTCTTTTTTATAGCAATTTCTATACCATTTTCATAGTTTTTTATTTCTTTCTGCATTGATTCTATCTTTTTATCAATTGGTAACAATGTACCTTTTTGCTGAGCGATTAAAGCATCTCTCATCTTTTCCAAATCTTGCTTGTTTGGTATTTCGGCACTTAATTGCTTTTTACTAGAGTCCCAATGACCACCAATACTTTCGGCTACTTTATCCATTGCTTCATTAAATTTCTCATCTGTATACTGCGACTGTAATAATTTAAAACGATCATCAATCGAGATTTTCGCATTTTCAATAGCATTGTATAACGCTTGTAACTTTTCGCGATATTCCAAGAATAAAGCTTGGGTATCAACAAGTTTACCAATAGTTGCAGTTTCTTCTGTCATACTATCCAAATTTTCTTTTATTCTGTTGAAAACTTGTACGGTGTCATTTAATTTGTCATTAACTGCTTTTTTTAGGTCAGTATCAATTAAGTACTCTGATTCAATGACTTCTGACACTTCTCTCAATAACCTACTATGCTGAATCGTTAAATTAATAAATGTGTTTTTTAACTCGCTGTATAATGCTTGTTCTCTACTAATAGCCCCAATATCTCCAGCTTTTTCAGGAGATGCTTTTATCCATTTTCCATTCCAATATCTGCGTAATACAGCTACTTCTGGGTTGCTTGTATCAAGCCAAAGCATATCATTTACAGGGTTTTCGGGTGGTGTGTCAGATTTAATTATTTTACGTTCAAAATATTGTAATTCTCCCTCTAATGTTTCAGCTACAATTGTGTTAATGTTTGAAATATTATCGGATAATTTTTGCCTTATTACATCTAAACGTTTATTAAATTCTTCTCGTAATTCTGATTCTTTGAACTCTTTTGATTGTCCAAAAGTGTATTTGCTATCATCCGAAATCATATTATATTCTTCGGCGATAACTTCTGCCTCAACATACAACGGAGGATTGAAGTCTCTGTTTTTAACTCTAACTGTATCGCCAATAGTTATAATTTCATGTGGATATGCATCTTCTAAATCAATTGAAGTAATTTCATATGACATAACTGCCGACTTACGTTTATTTAATTCTGTTCTTGCTAAAGAACGCAAACGATCCTCTGTCATATTTTGTGTATCTGTTTGAGGTTCATAGATTCCCCAAATATAACGAGTAGGTAAATTAAACTGTTCTTGCGCTTTGTCATCTGTTACAACTACTTCAGTTCGCACACCTTTTTCATTTTCAGGACCTATAGCAATCAAGGCTGTTTTAATCCCTGACATATCAATCTTTCTAGTTAATCCGATTAAATCCTTGCCGTATTCAATTTCTTTACCTTTAAACAAACTATTTTTCTTTCTTAATACTACATAACGCCCTTTAACAGTATTAGCACCTAATTCAATATAAAAATCTAATACCATTTTATAAGTTGTACAAAGTTGCTTTAGCACTTCATATCTAGTTTGATAGGAAGTCCATGAAGTAGTACGTAAGCCATCGTATTCGGTTTGTTCTGAAACTTGCCAACCTGTATCGTTTAAAACCTCTTTCAACGCTTCAGTAGTTGTTTTTTTCTCAAACTTTCCAGGTGTGAACGGTTTTGCCGTTGTTATGTCTGTTAAATATGAAGCTGTACACTCTACTTCAGTGTATCCGTCCAAAGTATCTTGCACCCAATCAATGATGAATTCACGCCATTGCTTATTTGAGTCTCTTATAATAATTCTATGTCGTTCTCTAAAATGTTCGGCACGACTGGATAAAATTAGTAAATCTAATGTTTCAGAATTATCATTAATGTTTCTTTTGTGCTCAGCTCTTATTAAAGCTGTATCGTCATTTGAAAGGAAATCAATGATTTTGTCATCAAAATCTAAAACATGTATCAAGTTATAACCTCCTTTCTACAAATATCTATCTTGCCATTTCACTTTTGTATCAAATATATTTTCAGGTTGTATAATCAACTCTGAATATCCCGATGCAATGTTAAAGAAGTTGCTACCAAATGTTTTTTGTGACAGCATAGGTTCTTCGTTTATAACAACATTTTTTGTGTGCATGTCAATTTTAACTAAGTCGCCTTTTTGTATTATCATTTCTTTAGCACCTTTTGGCTTCGGCAGAATCTCGGTATTAAATGAACCTAGTCCGTTCATCTCCATCCACTTATAACCATTATATTTAGCGCTATAAATCGAAATTGCACTTATTTTGCGTTGATAGAATTTGCCTCCATCAACCCAAACTTTTTCGTTAACATCTAAAGGCTTCAATCTATCAGGGTCTTTTATATGGTCGAACTTCCATGTTTTTATATAAAAAGTGGTTCCGATTCTTTTCAACCTTATATAAACGACAATTCTATCTTTTTTATACAACAAAGGCTTATTTTGATAATCATAAATTTTTAATGGGTCGCCATTTTGATTAAACAAAGTAACTACGATATGACCTATTTTTCTGTCATGGTATTTATTTTCATAACCAATAGCAGCTATTAGTTTGTTATCAGTATCATAGATATGTTGCGCTGTTCGTCCTGCTCCTTTATCTCTTTGCTCTACAATGCACTTATATGTGATTTGAAAGTCACTCACTGCTCTTGGAAGCCCTCGTTTCGTTCCAGCGCCCACCCAACCTTTTTCATTTGGGAAGTTAGTGGCTTTATAACTTTCTCCGACATTAGATATTACAAAGTCGCCTCCGACTTTCCCACCTAGATATTTATCTGGAATATCACCAGTTTCCATCTTATTCCACCCTTTAAAATCCCTGAATTCAGTATGGAATATTTGAGGCATATAGTCTTTTGCTTCATTTGTGACTTCATCGTCTCCAACCATAAAATAATCTTCATCATTTTTAGTAATCATAAAGTAACTACTTGGCTTGAGCGCTCGAGCTTCAACAATAATTGGTGTGTCAGCAGTCCCACTATTAACAACAGAAACTTGGTCAGATATGGCTGTGTTTACATTACGTGATTCATGGTATTTATATGGATCAGTAAGAACAACTTTTATTGTAAATTGTACAGGTGTAGTTAATTCTTTAGGTAAGTTTATTGGACCTTCAAAATAAGCATTCCAGTACCATTTTTTCGAACCAAATTGTAACTTAACAGATTGGCTATAATTAAAAAACTTCACTAGTTCATGTAAAACTTCATCATGATTTTTAACGCCACCAGATGACAAATAATCATTACGCACACATAAAGGCAACTCAAAACTATATCCCTCTAATTTTCTACCTTTATAAACAGACCCTGAACGCCCTTCAACGTTTTCTGTTTTTACTACATAATTAAAAGAGGGTATTTCAAACCCTCTTTTAATATATAACCACGGTAATGTTTTGTTGTTTACTTTTATAGTATCTATCATTAAGTGACAACGCCCCCTTTCCTAAACCTTACTTTTACATTTTCTTTTCTTTCCCTTTTATCAATAGACGAGTTCACTTTTTTATCAAAATCGTTTTCATTGATAATAGGTTGATAATCTTTGTTTGCAATAACATCATTAGATTGAGCAATTTGTAACAATATGCCTATTTGTTGCTGTTGTTGTTCAATCATTTTCAATAATAAGCTAGGATCATCAAACCCGTTTAAGTCTGATAATTGGCTAGGGCGCTTATTTTTATTTGCTTTTTTACCTCTTACTTCTGCAGCAGCATAATGCAACATCTTCATTGCATCATTTCTACGAGCCGGATTTGTTGGAATAACCCATTCTGGATGACCGTCTTCACCTAAGTTATACCAACCATCAAAAACTTTGCCACCTGTAGCATATGCGTAATCACCAGCGCGTTTAAAACCATCCCAACCATATCGTCTAACAATGTACTGCATTGCTGAGATACCTTGATGTACTGGATTATTATAATTAGTGTATCCTCGTTTAGCGTTAGCTCTAAAAGTTGAGCCGATAATTTGGAATAATCCTCTAGACGGGTCTCCTCTTTGAGCATTAATATCCCAATTATTCACTGCATTTGATTGATAGTTACTTTCACGCTTTGCAACTCTCATCATCTGGTCATGAATCCACTTACCTTTATAACGTCCTCCTAAAATACTTTGCGCTTGACGGATTACTCGGCTTGCATAAGTTGCACCACTTCCAGAAGTAGCACCACCGCCACCAATTGATAACCTACCTTTTTTCTTTGCATTTCTTAAATATGGTTCAGGGTTAAAGTGACGTCCATTTCTTCTCATTTCAAAATGTAAGTGTGGTCCTGTACTAAATCCGGTATTACCAGTTAAACCAACAACATCGCCGGGCTTTACCATCGTGCCACTAGGTGGTGATTTGCTAAAGTTTTTCAAATGCGCAAATAGCATATCGATAACTCCACTAGTAATTTTTACATAATTACCATAACCACCAGACATAAATGGCATTCTTGTAAGTCTGCCGCCCATCGGCGTTCTAACTTCTTGATATACAAATGGAAAATCGACACCTTCATGAAATGGTCTTCCAGTTGCAGCGGTATAAGCTGCGGTACGTCCATAATGATAATTAATTTTGTCAGGGTCTAATATTCCGCCGACTAAATCGCCACCGCCCATAGCTTCTAAATTTTCTTTTATCCAATCAGTAGCACTTTTCTTAATCTTAGACCATGCAGCTTTTGTTATGTCGCCTGCAATTCCCATACCTTTAGTTAAAGAATTGAAATCAATTCCAAAAGCTTCAAGTATATAATTTAAAAGTTTGCCTGGATTTTCCATAAAATCTAAAACATCGCCAACTTTATCGCCAAGCCATTTGGTACCTTTACCTATTTGATCTTTTGTCCAGTTAAATGCCGATGATGCACCGGATTTAATATCTTTCCACATAGTACCTAAACTAAATCTTGGAAGCGTTCCGTTTAACATTGAATAAGTTTGTGCACCGTTGTATACTTTTGAGCCTTTAGGTAAATAAGCGGTAGTATCTGTGTTAGGTGTGATTACACGTTTACCATTAGGGAATTCAATCATTTCATTTCTAAAACCATTTGGACCATTTCCGCGTCCCTTATCCCCAACTGTAGCGAATGTGTCACGTGCAATCTTACCGTTCTTAACTAATCTTGTAGTAGTATGTGTGTGCTCTGTACCAGTGTGTAACTTAGGTATTTTATCCATGCCCAACTTACCACCGACCCAGTTTAAACCGTCGATTAGTTTATTAAGTCCTTTTTTAATAGCATCTACCATACCGCCGATATGACTTTTAATTTTGCTGATAATACTTTGTAAGCCGTCACGCATATTTGTAAAAATTCCACGCACTTTACTCCATAAACGACTTGCAATTCCTACCGTATTATCTTTAATGGAATTCCAAATATTTGACATCCAATTTCTTAAATTACTAAAAATTTCTTTCGTCGCATTCCATAAATTAGTAAATTTTGATTTGACGCCACTAAATAATGACTGCGCTTTTCCTATCGTATTCGTACGGATACTACTCCAAGTATTAGATAACCAATTTTTCATATTCGTGAAAATTGATTTGACACTATTAAATAAGAATCCAAAAATACTTTTTGTCGCATTCCAAATTGCTGATAAAGATTTACTGAATATACTTTTTATTACGTCCCAAATACCTGCTATTAATCCTTTTAGCAATCCGCCAAAGTACCTAACAACGCCAAGTATTTTGCCTACAAACCATAATTGAATTAAATTCCATATTAATTGAACGACTCCTTTAAGAATCATAACAATCGCATCCCAAACTCCTCGCCAATCTCCAGTAAATAAACTTGAGAAGAACTTAATTAAACCTAGTATGATATTTAAAGTTCCTTGTATCACACCTTTTATATTCTCCCAAGTACTGACAATTAAAGCTTTAACCGCCGGCCAAATAAATTGCATCACTTGCCAAATCGCGAACATAATTGGTTTAATTACAAAATTTAAGATGAATTCAAATATAGCTTTGATAAAATTGCATATATTCTGAAGTGCTTGAACAATAGAAATCCCATTTTCATTAAAGAATCCATTGATTTGACTCCAAATATCTTTTGCGAAATCAACTATTGCTGATATCGCTTGTTTAAAGATGTTTTTAACAGAATCAATGAAAGGTTGAATAAATTGAATAAAATTACTAAATGTTTGTTTAACACTTTCAATTGCACCATTAACAAAATTTCTAAATGTTTCAGATTTCTTATAAGCAATTGTAAATGCGACTGCTAAACCAGCCAGCACACCTAACACGATACCAATTGGACCAGTTAAAGCTGTGAAGACAGTTCCTAATATAGGTACTTTAGTCGATAAAAAACTAATCAATCCACCAGCCTTTGCAATACTAGCTAACAATGGAGCTAATACAGTTACTGCATTGCCAATTGTACTTATAAATGCACCTAATCCAAAAACTACAGGACCAATTGCAGCAGCAATACCACTGAAAATAACAATTGATCTTTTAGAACCATCACTTAAATTGGAAAACCAATCAACCGCTATAGATAGCTTTTTGATTAATTCTTCCATTACTGGAGCAAACGCACTTTCAATAGAAGCCCATACATCAGCACCTACTAATTTTAATTTATTCATTGCTACTTTAAATCTTTCGGAGCCACTTTCAGAATCTTTAAATGTTTGATTTACTGTGCCTTGGGAATCTTCGATAGTTTTTAAAAATTCTTGGTAACTAAAACGACCACCTTTAATAGCGTCTGCTAAATCAGGACCTGCTTTTGCACCAAATGCTTCAATCGCTAAACTTGTTGCGCTAGCTATATCCGGCGTCTTTTCAATTTCTGCTAATGTCTTCTTAAATTCTTCTCTTGGGTTTTTACCAGCTTTACCCCAATTTGATATAGCTTTTTTCAAACCACTGAATGCTATTTCAGTATTAACTCCTGACTTTTCCCATTGAGAGAATAAAGCAATTGATTCTTTCATCTCAAAGCCCATAGCTCTCATTGGAGCGCCGTATTTAGTAATACTATCAGCTAATGTGTCAACACTTATCCCACTAGCTTGCGCCGCTTTTGCTACCATATCCAAAACACTTTGATATTCACTTGCTTCGATACCTGCATCGCCCATTGCACGGGTAATTAACTGTACGGCTTGCACACCATCAGAACCTGTTATATGACTGAATTTCAAGAATGACTCTGTGGCATTTTCAAGTTCTTTACCTGTAAAACCTAACCTTGTATTAACTTCTCCTAAAACTCCACCAACAGTTTCAGCATCTGCTGGAAAATTGCCATAAACATCTTTAAATGAGTTCTGCAATTTTTTTAATTCACTGCCTGTTGCGCCTGTTGCTTGAGTAACAGTATCTAAACCTTTATCAACTTCTGCAAAAGCTTTTCCTGATGCTGCTGCAATACCTAAAACAGGTGCAGTTACACCAATCATCAAACCTTTACCAATGGATTTTAAACCATCACCCATTTTTGTTAATTTAGGTCCCATACTTTCAAAAACTTTACTGGTTTTTCCCCAGCCACTTTCTGCCATTCTTTGAGCTTCAACTTGAGCTTTTTTGAACTCTTCAAACTCGGCTGATGTTTTTTGTAATTCTCTTTCTAAATAATTCAGCTCATTTGCTTGTTTGTTATATTCTTGTCGTAACTTTTGAGCTTCTGCACTGTTTTCTCCCTGTTCTTGAGATACCTTGTCATATTGCTTGGCTAAATCATCAACGTTTTTCTTATAACCTGTGATAGTTCCATCAAGTTCTTTAATCCTTTGTTTGTAACTATCAGTTGATTTTTCGGTATATTTGAAGTTGTTGCCTGTTAATTTTAAGTCAGAATTTAAAGTTTTAAAGTTTCGTTTGATTTCTGCAAATGATCTATTTAAATTTGCTGCATCCAAATCCAAACCTATAGATAAACCTTTTATTCTTTCTCCCATTTTTTACCTCCTTTCTAAAAAAGTTCAAAAAAATAACCCTAACCAAACGGTTAAGGTTAAAATGCATCAATTAAAGCCTCTGCTTTTTCTTCAGAAATGTCATTGTTTTTATTTTGATATATGGAAAGTACATAATGAAATGGCATTTTTAAAACTTCGTTAGCGTCTTTACCATTTTCAATTAAGTCCATCATGAGAGTATCCATATTTTTCAACATTGCTTTATATGTTAAATCTTCAGGCTTTATTTCATGTTCTGGATAAAATTTCTAGTTTCCTCAGTTTGCTGACCTTGAGTAATGAAAATTACTTGTTCACGAAGTGCATTCATTCCATCAGGTGCATGCATACGTTCTTTTAAGTCTTTAACTGTGAATTGGTTATCGTAAATTTTTACAACCATATCCATCAATCTGTCAGCAATTTCTCTTGGCTTCATCGTGCTATTTTCGTCCTCAATATCATCGATTAAATCCATTGCTTCGTATACAATTTCAAATGAAATGAAGTGTGGTGTTAAGTACGTTTGTAATTTAATTTCATTTGCTTTTGGGTCTTCTACTAATTGAATAATGTTACGTTTTAATTTTGCCATTTTATAATACTCTCCTTATTTTCAAATAAAATAGAGGGGTTGCCCCCTCTTATGCTTCTACATTTATTGTTATAGTGTCACTCATATTACCAACTGTTGCTTTAACCGTAGCAATGCCTTGTGCTTCCGCAGTAACTTGACCATCACTATTGATTGATACAATATTCGTTTGATCTGTTGTGTATTTCAATAACTTACTTTGATTAGATGGCTCTACTACAACATTTAAATCGTATGTGTCGCCAACTTTAAGTGTTTTAATGCTATCTGGTATATTAACCGACTTTACCGCAGTTTCCGATGAAGCCGGTTTTGTTACAAAGTTTCTTCGTTACCCTCTGTCACGTTTCCAGTATATTCTTCGCCTAAAATTTTCTTTAAGAAAGCCTCTTCGCCTTTTTCACCGTCTCCATCATGATTTGTCATGTTAGCTGAATCAAAGATATACTTACGTACTGACTTTTTATTATCAACTAAAGGGAAAAGTGCCTCACCTTCAACCTCTTCACTTGAGAAATCCCAATCTTTCTCAGCCGTTTCTCCATCGATTTTAGGATTTGTAAACATGACTTTAGGTAATAAAACCGTTCTAAATGTGCCGTCTCGACGCTCTTGTCTGAACCAAATTGCTACATAGTTGTTTTGTTTACCTTGAGTTTCTTTATAAACACCGTCTTCATCATACTCTTCATTGAATACTATTTTGCGAATCTCTTTAGGGAAAGCATGCATTTGTAACGAAATTTTACCTTCTCCGTCTGTGTTCCCTGATTCGATTGGACCACCATCAGCATATGCTGTTTTCAAGTCTCCTCCAGTTTCAACACCAATTTTTTGTAATCCTCTTGTTTTTGTAATATCACTATATTTTAATTCCGCGCCTTCTTTCGTTAATTTAGCGAAACCTAAACCAGTAATGTTAATATACGCCTTTGGCGCACTTGCATGTTTTACTGCCATTTAATTTTCCTCCTTATAAAAAATGCCCTCGTAAACGCGAGAGCTTCTATATGTTTTAAATTCTTCTATATATTCCGGTTTTCCATTTGAAACATTTCCCATTTTTAGTTCAGACCATAATAACTTTTGAATGCGATTAGATATCTTATTTCTTATGATTCTCGCATTATATTCATCATTGTACTTAACAAAAACATCTATTTGGACAATATAACTATATGCACACTCATCTCCGTCAGTATAAGTTGTAGGTATTGGGTCGTCGATATCGTCAATAACAATAAAAGGTACATCAGTATCTTTTACATTAGGGTATTTATTGAACTTAATATTATTGATATTTACGTGCTCTCTAATAATTCTGTCTTGACTAATCACTTCATGAACTTTGTACAAAATATCAATCACAATTTTTTCAACTCCCTTTTTAGCGTCTCAAAATACTTATTTTGCCCTTGTCTTATTGCTCTATTAACACCGCCCATAGCTTTAGGTTTGATAAATTTACCTGTTCCTTTTTGAACGTGTCCATATTCAATTAAATGTACGATTTTATAACGGTCTTTAGAACCTCGCCAATGAACAGTAATTGTACGTTTTCCGTTTATCCATTCAGGTTTACTAAAACTTACCTCATTAATTAATGCTCCCGTATCTTTTGAGGGCTTTAGTTGTTTTTTTACTTCTTCAACAATTACCTTAGCACCAGCTATTAACGCCTTATCTTGAACTTTTACCATCTCTTTTATGCCAAAACGTTTTTCTAATTCTCTTTCTAATGCTTTATCACCTATCACTTTCACACTCATGAACTATATCCTCCACGAATCATAATAAAGTCTTTATTATCCAAATCTGGTGATACTTGCTTTATATTCAAACGATTTTTGAAATATCTTGATTCAATTTCAAGATAATGTTCTTCACTGGGTAAATAATCACCTTGCGGATCACGAATATACAATTTAATGTCATTTTGGGTTCCGTTTGAGATAGCTTGTTCTAATTCACGTAACCAGACACCATCAATACTCGCCCAACAGCTATATAATAATTTTTCTTCTTTTTCTCCAGCTTCTGGACCATTATTTTCAGTATACTTATAAAAATGAACACGAGTATTTAAACGTTTAGTTGTAATTCTAGGTTTTTTAAACACTTTCTTCATCTTCTGATACCTCCATTAGAGATAACGAAAAATCTATTATTTCAGGTCTGTAATTATCGTTGAAGTGTTCTAATAAATCTTGATAAGCATATCTAGCGCGTATAAGTATCAATTCTTGACCTATTAAATTCTCTAATTCAAAAACTCCGCACTGATTTTTTATACGCTCGTACGACATTTTTAACAACTGCTTTAAGTACTCATCCTCTGAATTATGGTCAATCTTTTCAAGTGATTTAAATTTGACAAGCAAATCATCAATCGTCATTGTCTTCACCATTCAATAAGTCGACGATTTCACTTTTAACCATTGAACTAGACGCTTTTTTTTGTAATGATTCGCATAGTTCTAATAATTCTTGTTTTGTCAGCTTATCTAAAGGTACGATATAAACTTTGTCGTACTTATTTTTGATTTGATTTGTCAACAATTCAACACGAGGATTGTTATACCCTTCAGCTGGATACAACTCCCCTACTTTGTACTTGTGTTGATTGTGCTCTATGTCTTTAAAAGCTCTAACAACTTTAAATTTCACCATTTTATCACCTCATAAAATTTTATAGTGTTTCTTCGGTACCTTCTAAAGCTGGCTTATGTCCTTTTAAATCTAATTTCCAAACAGCAGCAACTTTATTATCTTTCGCTTTGCCGTAAGCAAATTGTTTTGCAGTGTATAAATCCATATCATCTAACGCAAGTGTTTCTTTAAATTTCTGAACATTAATACCACCAGCTAAATAACCATCATATAAACCTTTAACGTACGTTAAAACCTTACCTGCTTCTTGGACTGTAGACTCGATAACATTCAAATTAAATGGTAAAGCAGTAACATATACGCCATTTGCATTTAAATGTGTATACTGTGCTTGAACCTCAAAAGCATCGGACGGATTAACAACCATTGTTACATTACCTTTAACCGCTACTGATTTACCTTTCTCGTTAGTTGAGTGGTATTTAAACACTTGCGTCAATTCATTAACCGTAGCGCGCGGATTAGCAAATGTAAGCGTACCTTGTTCTTCTTTCTCTGGATAAGCACCCTCAGTTACCGATACACCTTTTTGTACTTGACGGTTTAAGCCGATTGGTTGGTCTTTACCAGTACCTTTTAAGAACGCAGTTTCAAGCGCCACTGCAAATGCTTCTTCGATTTGAACACGAACAAATCTTTCAATCCACGCAGGACCAAAATCATTTAAATCTTTTGGTAAAACAACAAACGCTGTCAATTTATTTTGAATTGCTGTTTCTTCACTGAACGCAGCATCTAATTGACCTTTAATTTCACCATAGATTTTACCCCAAACGGCTACGCCAGAAGTTTCAGATTTTAAGAACTTCAAACGCAAACCAGCGTTTTTAATACCTAAATCAGCTAATAACGGATGATTCGTCGTCAAATCTTCAAAAATTCTATCAATTGTTTCTTCTGGCAAAAGTTTTTCTTCTTTATAGTTAACGTTTTTATTGATATCCATGAAGAAACTTCTTTGGTTTGCACTCAAAGATTGTGCTGATTTAGGTAAACTAGAAACTCTTTCAGCTTCTGCTTTTGCTTGTAATTTAGTTTCTTCAAATAGTTGGTTAATCATGTCACCGTACAATTCATTTTGTCTTTCTTGCGGTTCACCGTTGTTTACTGCATTAATAAATTCGTTTTTCGCATTTGCGAATGTTTCCGATAAATTTATAGTCATTTTATGACCTCCTATTTTTTGTATTAAAAAAGGAATCTTGAAAATCCATTTGCTGATACTTTACTATCTGCAACATCGATTTCTGATTCCTTTTCTTTCATATTTATTTTTTCAATTACTTTATTTGCTATTGCGTCAATATCAATGTTAACCTCTGGCGTTTTACTTACCAAAGCTGTTACACGATTTAATACATCTTTCGATAACACTTGTGTATTGTTTGCTACAATTTGCATATTGTCGTTTTCAAACATTTTACTATCCGCAAAACCTTGTTCAATGGCTTCATCAGCATTTAGCCACGTTTCCCTAGCCATCATTTCTACAAGTTCTTGTTTGTTTTTACCAGCTCTAACCGCATATGCCTCAGCCATTATTTGACCAACATGTTCTAATGTTTCTGCAGCATGATTTAGATCTTTCGCTTCTCCTTGCGCAATACTTGAAGGATTGTGAATCATCATTCTAGCAACCGGACTCATTTCGATGTGGTCACCAGCCATTGCGATAAGCGATGCCGCACTTGCTGCTATTGCTGTGATACGAACATTCACTTTGCCTTTATGAGCTCTTAAATGTGTATATATTTCACTACCAGCTACTAGGTTACCACCATTTGAGTTAATTATAATATCAACATCTTCATCACTAAATTCTAGTTGTGTTAAAACATCTTTAGGACAAGTCGAATCCATACCAAGCATTTCGTAAACCCATTTATCTTCGTTGGAAACGATGACGCCTTTAATCTCCGCTTTCATCTTCATCACCACCTTTCAAAGTGTTTTCATCTTTTTCTTTTTCATCATTTTCACCACTGTTAGCTTTTTCGTAGTTTTTAGTAATCAGGTATTCGTCTAATTCAGGATTGTCTGATGGTTCTTCACCTAACATAATCCGCACCTCATTCCTTGTAAATGAACCAGAACTTACAAGTTTGTCAATTGCTTCAGCATATTGAAGTGGGTCTTTTTTATTCACACCGACAATTTCTATTCTTGTATCTTTCAAATACATGCTTTGTGTTATGAGTTTCGCGTTTAATTCGTTCTGAATCTTTTTTAATAAAGGTGTTAAACAGAACTTCTCAAATACAAGCGTGTTTTTTTCCAAATCAGCTGTTTCTCCGTAAATCAAACCTGGAGGTATACCAATCATCAACGCAACATTTTTTATTGCATCTCTCATTAGCTCACTCAATTCAGAAAAAGGCATGTTACTATTCTTACCACCATTAGATAATTCCTCATAATCAAAACCTTCTATCAAAGGCGCGATTGCTAGTTGATTTTTATTAAAAGTATTGAATAATTTATTTGTGAACGCTTGTAATTTTTCTATATTCTTTTCGTCATATGCGCTAGAGGCAGATTTCAAAATCCCTCTTATTTGATAGTTTTTTAATTGTGCACCTATCATTCTTCCGAATATTTTCCCGTAATCTTCGAATAGACTTTCTACAAAGTGTGTCACTTTATTGTTGTTGTACTTTAAATATATGACCTCTTGCATTGTGAAAGTACGTTGATAAGTATAATCTTTAACCGTTACATCTTTGAATATATCATCATACAAAGCGTACTCTTCTCTGTAAAAGCTATCTGCGATAAGTAATTCTTTGCTGTCACTTACTACGATTAAAACCTCGTTATCATAAATTAGTTTATATATAACTTGTTGCCAAAAACTATCGCTTGATAAGTCAGTATTTGGTTTTATATTTAACTTGTAGTAAACATCATTCTTTTGAATTCTATTACCTTCCAATACTTTAAAATGACTTTGAGCGACAGCTCGCGCAACAAATTCAATACAACTATCAATCGCTAAACGTTTCACATACGCTTGTTGTGATAGATCTTCTATCATATCTAAATCAAGCATATATGTTATATCTTTCCTAGTTTTAAATATCTTTTCTAGAATACTCATGTCTCACCTCCTCTATTAGAAATCTATACTCATTAATGCATCAAGCGCTTTAGACATGTCTTTGTCTACTATATCGTCTGCTCTATATAATGCGTGAACAAAAGCCATGAACCCATCGGTTTTTCTTCTATTTTCATCTTTTTTAATATATTCTTTATTACCATCGGGTTTAACCTTTACTGCAACATTATTAGTAAACCAACGCATCAAAGGATTGTCTCCATATATTACGTTATGTTTCGCAAACATTGTATCGATACGTGGTGCAAGTAATCCATGTATTGCTTTTGGATTTCTAAGTACTTCAAGTTTTATGCCAGCATCCTCAAACGCACGTCTTACAATATCAGTTCTATAATTATCAGCTATGACTTTTTCAAGCCCATATTTTTCTCTAGCCTTTAAAAACCAATCAACTATATATTCAATTTCAATGACATCATCATCGACAATGGTCAATAATCCCATTTTTTCCCATTCTTTAATAGGAGGTTCTAATTTGACATCATCCAAAAACCCTTGTCTTACAAACGAATGTCCTAACCAAATGTAATCATCGTTTTTTCGGAATAATAGCCCTACACTTGCAAAATCTCGAATGTTTGCAAAGTCTAAACCACCAATACACATTTGATTATCTAAATTTGGTATCTCTCTATTAGTCGCTAGTATTTCTTTCCATGGTGCTATTACTTTTTCAAGGTCAACTTCAGGCAAATTCATTCGCTTAGTCATGAATTCGGGCTTATTTGAACGGTTGAATGGTAAATCGTTATATTCTTCTTCAATCGTGCTTAGCAGTGTTTTAGCGTATTCTGATAACGGTTTATGTAACATTGGGTTCGCCTTTTCCCACGTCTGTCTGTCATCAACTTCTTTTGGATCGTCTAACTTACAATAAAAAGCAAACAATCTACTATTTTTAAACTTGCCACTTAATACACTTGCAATTTTGTGCTTCATTGCATCGATATAACCCTCTCTAACAAAACCATCAGTACTTATATAAAACGTTCTTCTATTTTTCTTTTTACCTAATCCACCACGTTTGACGTTTACCATTTCAGGACCAAAGAAATAATGAATTTCATCAAAAATAACACACCCCTCACGTCCACCGTCTTTGGTTTTTGTGTTTGATGTGTTATATCGAATAACCGATTTAGTTGCACGGTTTATTATTTTTGCTTTACTAACTTCATAAGGAGCTTTTGGCGTTTTACCCGTCTTATTTCGTTTGTTATCCATTAAAACGGTTCTGATTTCATCAAACGATGTTTTTGCTTGATCTTCACTATTAGCAACAATGGAGATGTGATATTCTTTAACTCCGTGTAAGGGCGTAGAAAGAAAATCACTAATAGCACTTATTAGACCGTTTTTCCCGCCTCCACGTCCCATGAAAATAGCAAATTCTGTAAAGAAAGCTTCATCTGTATTTTTATCTATAAGAAATATATTAGCTATGATAAACCTTTGAAATGGTAATGTTGGAAAATACCATTTTTCAATAAATTTGATACAATCCTCGATTTTCTGTTCATCAAAATATACATCATTTCGTGAATATATATGCGTTTGTAGATAATTAAATAAATCAATTCTTTCTTTATTTAAAATTATCTTTCCTTGTTTCCACAAATTTATATATTCATCAACGTATTTATTACTAATCATAGGTAATCATCAGATGGTGTTTCTGTGTCTTCTTTCTCTTCGGGCAATAAATCCGATAATTGTTTAATTATTTTTTGATATGCAGCATCTCTAGCATTAAATAGTTTGGCTACTGGTCGTTCTCTTTCATATGGTGGCGCTTTTTCAGATTGAGTAAATAAATCATAGTCACCTTTTTCTTTTATGTCTTCCCACATGTAATCAAGCATTACACGTAGCCTTGCTGCTTGAATAATTAAACCATCAACTACTTTCAATTTATTGCTAGGTATGTCTTTATATAATACTTGCAGCCTTTCTTTTTCTTTAAGCACTAAGTTTTCATCAACTATAATCTCCATTTCATCACCTGCCTTAAAATGGTTATAAGAGGGGGGTTATACATGGATTTTTAAAATTATCGCGAAGTCGAGCCCCTCCCCGTTCCCCAAGTATTTTGATCGCTTTTGATTTTTTTGACCCGGGGGTATTTACCATTTTTCGTCTTTCCATTTATTTTCTTTTTTTATAAATCTCTTTTCTTTTTTGTTGTGACATTTAATACACAGTGTTTCTAAATTGTTTAAGTCATGAGCAAACTCCGGATGATGTTCTAGCGATAATATATGATCTACATCCAACGACTTACGCTTGCTTTTGTCATATGTCGTTAACTTGCCGTCTCTCTTACATTGTTGACATTCATAATTATCTCTTTCTAGCACTCTTTTTCTTGTTGTTTGCCATTCTTTAGACTTATAGAATCGTATGCGTTCGTCTTTAGTCATCATAATGTTTCACCTTATATAACTTAAGTAGTATCAAGACTCATCTATACTTGATGTGTAGTAATGTATTTACTATTAGTTTGAACATGTTCATACCTCATAAATAAAAAGACACATCACATAGTGATGCGCCTCTTGTTCATGCGTCGTATTAGCATTTAATAACTTTAAATATTAATCTGATACTAACATAATAAACTGTTTTAATGCGGACTTACATAGGGTAAAAGTCCGCTACACATAACCAATATACTTTGCTAACTTATCGATCAGTGCATTCCTTCTACGTAATATACTTGTCTTACTTGTACCAAAGTAATGTGCTATATCTTCCCATTCATAACAACCAATAGGACAATCCCAATATCTAAACCTTAATAACTCAAGCGTATCCTCATCACTTTCATCTATCAATCTATCTACACCGTTAACTATATTTCTTAATGTATTGTACCTGTTATCACTAAACTTCTTTATTGCACATCGTTCAATCGGGTTACCCGGCAAATTACTTTTGCCAGCTCCCGCATTATCTGGTTCATGACTTTCAAGTAATTCATATTCTCGCATCTTCAACTCTCTTCGATAGTTATCGATGTGCTGAATGTATTCTTCAAGCTTTTTGATATCGTGTTTCTCAATCTTTATCATTCAATGCAATACCTCCGATAATATAAATTACTTTTTAATATCGTTATTCATTCGCTTTAATTCAATCCTGTATTCTTTTAACCCGTTGTATCCTTTAGTTTTAACTACTTCATCAAGTAGATAATCATTCATATATCTGAGCGCTTGTATCTCCCTTGCACGATCACTATTAATACTGATACAAACTAATAGCAATATAGCAAATACAATAGTCATAGTAATCCACATCACTCACTTACCTCCGCTCGAAAGACGTAATCACTCGGCGCCTCTACATCATCATTAGCCGTCATCATAATATATACTTGCTCAGTTACATACTTACCTAACTCATACATCGCTAGTAAGAATAATAGTCTCAAAATTTCTTTAACCACCACTAAACACCCCATGTTAATTTATCGATAATTTGTATAGCTTGTTTTAATGCGTCTCTTTTTTCTTCGATATCTCTATTATCGCCATCTTCATCAGCTGACATTAACTCACTGTCATATTCATATAATAGTTCTGATATTTCATTACTAGCTACTACTAATAAGTTTTCATCTACATCAATCGTTACCGTTTTCTTTGGCATCTCCATCTCTCCTTATCTTAACTTGTGCCTCGTATTTGCGCTCAGCTTCTTCTTTACTCTCTGCCTCAACAACTGTAAACCTTTGATTGCTCTTAGCTTTAGTTATGTGTGTATGCTTGCGTCCTGT